TCTGATCAGTAGCAGCAGAACCAGAACCAACGATTGGCTCATTAGTGTTTACATTTACTGGAGAGATGAACGCAACGCAATCTAAACGAGATTCAACGATACCGATAACAGCATCAGCAACAGTAGCAGAAGCTGCGCCAACAGGCAATAGGCTGATATCATATTGAGCATCATCAGCGAATAAAGTCCAAGCAGTAATGATTTCACCATCAGTAGCAGTAAGAGCATCAACACCACCACTTAGTGAACGCTCAATTGCTTCACCTAGAGAATCGAACGAAACAGTAGCTGCTTCAGAACCCCAGTTTCCACCATCGGTTGGGTGATCCATCCAGTAAACATACTTAGAACCAGCATTGATTACGTTCTTGTAATAGTTGTTTGTGCCGTTAGATTGACGAGCATCGGATGCTTTAGAAGCATAAGCAAACTTCTCTAGAACAGTGCCTGGAGCACCAGTCCATAAACCATCTTCATCAACAACTACAATGTGTAGTTCGTCATTAGAACCACCGATAGATTCAGCGTATGTAGATGTTCCTGGAGCGCCATTGAAGTTAGCAGCATATGTCCAACCAGTAAATGTATCAGCATCAGCCATAGAAACTTTTAGAGAGTTGCCTAATGCGCCTGGATAACGTGCAGCGAATTCGCCAAACACACCAGCACCATTAGCGTATAAATCTAAGTAATCATTGCTGTTATTGATCTTTACACCACCGCTAGTAATAGAAGCAGTAAAGTTAGCGCCAGTACCAGATCCACCACTGAATGCGATAGATGGGTCTTGAGTATAACCAGTACCATGGTTAGTGATAGTAATGCTTGCGATAGCAGAAGCAGAAATAGTTACAGTACCAAGAGTAGCACCAACACCTTGTCCTGTATTACCAAGAGTAGCAGTAGGAGCTGATGTATAACCAGTACCACCAGAAACAATAACGATACCAGTAATCTCACCATCAGTAACAGTTACAGTACCTGTTGCGCGAGTTCCACCAGCAACTTGTGGTAGGCTGAATGTAACAGTTGGTGAAGTGTATCCAGAACCACCAGCAGAAACAGTAGCAGCAGTAACCGCACCACCTGCTAAAGTAGCAGTAGCAGTAGCAACAATACCACCTTCTAAATCTGGATCAGAGAATGTTACAGTAGGAACTGATGTATAACCAGAACCACCAGAAACTTTAGTAACAGAAGTTACAGTACCAGTTTCAATAGCAACAGCATTACGTGCGGCATCAACATCAGCACGGGCTACTAATAGAGCATTAGTATAAGATAGGAAGTTTGCTGCTGTAAAGAAAGACTGAGCATTAGCGTCTACTGGCTTACCAAAAATCGAAACTAATTCATTCTCAGAAGTAACCTGAACTGGAGCCAAAACTGGACCCCATTGGAATGTACCAGCAAAAGCGCCACGACTAGTTGATACAGCTGGAACGATCGCTGAGAAATCTTTTTCTACGACTGCAACGCCTGGAGATAATTGGAAAGGCATTGTAATTCTCCTTGTTAATAGTTTTACTTTAGACAGAAAATCATGTCTACATTTTATTTAGTTTTTATGAGTTTTCTCAAAAATTCAATGGGTCTTTATCGCCATTACCATCATCATAAAACCCAAACGGAGTCAATTCATCTTCAATCGCTTGAATCTGTTTTTCATACATAATTGTTCTCAGGTTTATGTTATTTAGGTCTTTAAAATACGGCTGGGTAGTTAACCAACCGAATAGCACTAAAGGCATTACCAAATCATCATGATAACCTTCATCAGCCTCATAAGACCCTTTTTTCTCAATAAATGTAGAGATTTCTGAGATCGTATCAGCATCAGTAATAATCAATTTATCTTCTTCAACTAAAGACTTGAAGTTATGACACCCAAGTCGTTTAATCTTTTTATCGGTATTAACCCCAAGCATGGTTTTACCACCACCGAAGCCACCACCAACATATTGCCCATTAGTATGACGATTAACCATTAAGATGTTTTCGTATTCTAGTTCGTTATACAGGATATGAGCTACCTGTTCACTTATGTTTATTTCTAATAAAACATACGCTTCATTATATTCTTTACCAATCTTGTAGATAATGTTAGGGTACAAGAGAGGGCTAATATTGTTGTTGCGATACTTTGCTACAATTCTATATGGAGCAGTTGTAATATCCATAACTTGGAAAGCTGAATAGTCACCACCAACACCTTTCGCTACGTCAGCCACCAAACAGTAAGTATGACCAGCTGAAGGACGTTGATAAACATCCAATCCGTCTTTCTCATAGATCTTAGGATCGATCGACATTTGAGCGATCTTATCTGCCGCAATAAGTGTAAGACTAGAACCTAAGAACTTACAAGCAACCTCTTGGTTATACTTGAGTTCACCAAGCATAGCCTTCTGTTCAGCAGCCCACTTATCATCACGACCTGGAATTTCCCAATAAGGAATAAACAATGGCGTAAATCCATTACGACCATTCTCAGCATCATTCCAGAATTTCCAGAAGTGGTTATAACCAAGTGGTGTAGACGACAATAGAATCTTAGTTGTTTCACCCGCAGAAATAGTTGGGTAAACAGAAGTAAAGAATTCTTCAGCCACGTTGTTTGGAATAATCGCAGCTTCGTCAACGTATAGCATGTTAACAGACTTACCACGAATACCAGACTTACCAGTAGCAGCAGTGAAAACCTTTGAGCCGTTTTCTAATTCAATATCACCCTTGTTCCAAGTAGTAACACCTTGCTGCATCCACTGAGGTAATGCTTCATACATTGTTTGGTAACGATCTAGAACTTCTCGAGCAGCAGTTGCTTTGTTGGCTAGAATCGCTACGTTCTTATTCGCTTGGAATAGAGTATACCAAAGGATATAGGCAGCAGAAGTAGTAGTCTTACCTTGCTGACGACCTTCCATAAGGATAACACGTCTGTTATTGTGAATAACATTAATCTTGTTTACCTGACATGGGTATAGGTCAAATTTAACCAAACCATGATCAAGAGAAACGATATAACAGTAATTCTTAATAAAGTAGATCGGGTCAGCCGCACACTTTATATACTCTTGAATATTCTCTGGGGTAAAATCAACTTGTACCCCCGCAGCCTTCAGATTCGCATTTGAATTATATATTTCAGCCAATTACAATCCTTCGCCAGTCCACTGCTCCGACGTTACTGTTGCTGTTGTAGTGTCACCTTGTGCAGTATAAACTCTATTTGTTCCAGTGTCCTCATTTTGACCAATGTTAGCATTGACCTGAGTAATAACACCTTGATCACCAACTGGACCATATAGGTTCAGCTTCATTTGAAAATTTAAAGTATGTGTTACAAATCTACGATCTTGGAATGATCCATCATATTCATCCTCAACTGAAACTGCGTTTAGAATGATAGGAACGTCCATAGTAATACCCAACTCTGGAACCATGTTAACTTGTAAAGTATATTCTGGTGTAAAGGTAGGTAGGATCTGCTCGATAATTTGTAAACCATCTTCTTGCGTCTTAGTCAACACATATAAAGATAAATCTAAATTGTACGGAACTGGTGTATAAACCGCATTAACATTAGAAGAAGTTCCAGACTTAATCTGTTGCATACGATTAAGTTTACGAGAAGCGTCATACATATATGAGTTAATCTCAAACGACATTCTTGGTAGAGTCGTATAAACTTGGTTCTCTAATGATGAGTCTTGCTCAATACGAACCAACCACTTTTCTTTTGGTGCGTATGATAGAGGAATTTGTAGACGCTGAATGGTAGTTCCATTAACAGAGTCACCTTGTTTACGGTCAATGTAGATGTCGCTGAATAAGCGACCGAAGGCTACGATCGCCTTTCTTATTGAACCATGATAATATACATTTCCGTTAAGCATTGTTTATTTCTCCGAACGGATTATGTTCATCAAAGTTAATAACACCAACAGACTCTGATTTAAATGTTTTATTCTCAGAGAACGCTGTTTGTTTATGTAAATCAACTTCAAGTTCAGCTGTGATATAAGCAGCATCTCCTGATTGTGGTGATGAAGCATTAACTGCTGGTGCTGTATTATATCCAGTTCCTGGATTAGTGATTTCAATAGAAACTACTTTATCTGAGTTCTCGCCAGTTCCTAGTGTAGCCGTAGCTGCGGCTCCATATCCTCCACCACCAACGAATGTTATTGTAGGAGCAGTAACGTAACCGCTACCTGGACCAACGATAGTAAGCGACTTGATTTGACCAGCTTCGCTTCTAGTAGTATTAGTGCTGAATGTCTTAAGAGTTTCAAATACATCAACAGAAGGAATGCCCGTATCGATTCTTTCTGAAGAGTATTGGAATAGTTCAACTTGGAGTTTGTAAACATACAGTTTACCAAGTTGATAAAATGGATCTTGGTGTTGAACGAATTTAATTTCGAACAAACCTTTAGATAATGGGAAATAGATTAGATCGCCTTCATTTGGGCGAGTGGGAATAGTAGTTGCGCCATAACGACCAACAAATTGTTCCCAACGACGTCTTGCGCAAACAAGAGTTGCAGACTGTTCAATCATAAGACCAAACTTCTGAATAAACGCACCTTGACCGCCGAACGAATCTACATTCTCAAAATACATTTCAATGGGAAACGCTGTCTTAAATTGAGATAAACGATCTTCACCTAGAACATCATCTTTAGAAACCAATGTTCTAGGAATATACATAACCTCGTTGCCATACATGCGCAACGATTCTATGATTAGATCTTCAACAAGGTACTGTTCGTTACGAGTGCCATGTGTAAAATAGACATTGGTAGTAGTCATTTTATCCTAAGAAAAATTCTAGTGGAGCGGATTTGTTTTGTAGCTCGTCTTCTAAAATTGTAATTTCTTCTTTCGCTTCTAAATACAACTTATCACCATCAAGAGTTACACCACCTGGAAGTTGAATACCAGAGAACTTCTTAATGTTCGTTGCCCATTGACGCTTAAACAAAGCAGTCACATAACGCTTGAACCAATTTTCATTCCAAACTTTAGAGAACTCATTTGGGTCCATAGCACGATATGCTTGAACAATAATATAGTCTCCGAACTGAACATCAGATGCCCAATTAATGTCTAGATATAAACGATTCTGCAAACGATTGAAGCGATATAGGGTATGGCCATTTAACTCAAAATCTAATAGAGCCAAATGAGACATAACAGTTTTGTAGTAAATGATACTTGTAGAAGTTAAATCGTACAAATCATTTAAACGTAACTGATATTGTAAGTCGAATATATTCTTAGAAGAAGATGCTTGACCAATACTTAATACTTTCTGAACACCATAAACAGAGTCAGGAATATCAACATAACGCTTGTCGTATTCGCCAAGTGTTAATGGGTCAGTAGCAAGAGTTGCTGAAGTATTGGTGTGAGCATCTAGAATTTCCTCACCATCAGCAAATTCGCCAACTACGTTTTTAACCAATAAGGTATTACCTGAAGAAGTTAAAACATCTTCTCTAGTAACAGTGGCTGTTGCTCCAGAAGTCTGACCAACAATATGAGCCTCTAAACCAAAAGAAGCAGCATTGTTTGTTGTTAATTGAAGTCTAGAAGCACGAATCTGAACCTTTAAGTAGATTTGTTCAATGCCTTCATAGTGATACAGACGCCAGTAATCTAGAGCCTGATCAATACGATCTTCTAATTGATCGTCGTCTACGTTAATCTCAAGAACTGGAGCACCCAGTTCTCTGAGACAATATTGTTTTAGATCTTCTCTAGATTGAGGGATAGCCATTTATTACACCTTAATTAGTGTTACTTTACCTTTTAGCACAGAAGTGCCTGAAGCAGCAGTTGCATAAACTGTTAATGTGCCACCAGAGATACTTGCAGTAAATGTAGTGGCAGTATCACCAGTTTGAATTTCAGTACCAACACCGTAGTTCTCAGATATTGTTACGTTTGTGCCGTCATGAATCAATAACATCTTTAGAAGTCTGTAATTTGTTCCGTGAGTAACTTGAACAGTTAACTCTGCTGAACGATATGTTCCAGAAGCAAAAGAATAGAAAGATGTTGGGCTAGTGCCAGAAGTGGTTGCGCTAAATGATTCTTCTAATAAACCAGAAGATCCACTGTAGTTAAAACCTTTACCTCTAAAATAACCATAAGTTCCAGAGAATACGCCATTGGTTTCAGTACCATCAGCATAAAACTCCATCATTGATGTATCGTTTGCTAAAACAAGAGCAGCGTTTTTATCGCTACCTTTGTAGTAGTGCATACGTAAACCAATATCTTTACCATTATCAGAAGTTAGTGTGCCGCCATTTGTATAGTTTAATTCTAATAATGGGTCGGCATAAGTGATAATTGTTGACTCATTAGTAACAGTAGTACCTTGAACAGTTAAGTTACCAGCAATAGTAACACCATCTTTAGTGATACCCATGGCTTTAGTTGCGCCATTACCAGCAGTATTCTTAGCAAAGAATTCTAATTCACCATTGGATGCGCCAGCTGAAGTTTCTGCTCTAATGTAAGTATATTTGTCAACAGAAGAAACGCCACCAAGTGAAGACCAAGCTCCAGAAGAATAACCTTCAAATGATACAGTGTCAGTATTGTAACGAACCATACCAGCAGCAGGAGAACCTGGACGCTGAGAGTTGTCACCAACTGGCAATTTCCAGTGGCTGTGACCAGTAGCAGTAAGGATATCTAGACCATCTAGAGAAGCAGAAGTATTACCAAGAGCAATAGCAGTGCTACCAATAGTAACTTGCCCCGCTGCCCAAGTAGGAGCATAACCCGCACCAGCTGACTGTAAGAATGTGCCAGCTTCACCAGCAGTAATGAAAGTAGTTAGGTCAGTATCAGACTGAATCAATAACTGACCAGCAGAACCACCCGCAATGTTAGAAGCACTTGTAGCAGTAAGGGCAGAACCAGCAGTAACGCTTGATGCATTAACCCAAACTGGAGAACCAGTACCACCAGATACTAAAACCTGACCAGAAGTACCAGCAGCTGACAATGCCATTGCTGAACCAGTAGAGTAAGGAACAGCGCCAGCAACTGGAGTTAGGGCAGCACCAGTACCACCATAACCAACAGGAACTGGGCTACCATTCCAAACAGAACCAGTAGAGAAAGTCTTATTTAAAAGAGTCTGTGCTACAGTAGTGTTAACTAATGTAGAACCACCACCTGCGGTTAAACCATCGTGGATTCGGATTGTTTTAACATCTGTGTCAACAGACAACTCGCCGTTTGCGCCAGTAAACGCATTGTTCTGTGTTGTTGTGCCACGTCTAAGTTGTACTTGTGTTGCCATAGTTTTCCTCTATTTTTGTATATTTAGGCTTGCGCTTCAGACCAGAATAAGTTTACGTTTACGTTTGCAGTAGAACCACTCAAGTTTTTAACAACGACAGCCAAAACGTCAGGACCATCTGGATAGTTAGAATATCCACCAATCGCTGAGTTTGTTAATTCTTTAAGTTGTGACAAGTCAATCTCAGAGAAACCAGCTGGCTGACCAAGTGTAGAGAAGTTCTGTTCACCTGGAGTAGCAGCAGTACTACTACTTGTAGAAATCTGAGCGAAAGAAGGTTGTGAACCTAAAGATGAAGTGTTAACTGATTGCCATGTTAATGATGATGCATCAATGTTACCTGGATTCAAAATACCATAAACCTGTACGGATTGGTCAGATTGAACCTGTAATTTCTGTAGCAATAACTGTGAACGATTAATCAAGTCACGATCGCCGAAAGCACCAGCGATTGAGTTAGATACTGACGGAGCCAAACGCAAGAAGAACACAGTCTTTGATGCGTTAGCTGAAACGCTCTGACCAGTAGATGCGTAGTTAAAGTAGTAACCACGATCAGTGTCAAAGTTGCCGTCAATAATATATGAAGAACCCCAGTGGTTAACAATCGGTGCGCAAGTACAGCTAATTAAAGTAACAGCAGTGTAACCATTACCAACAGCATGACTTGCTGCAACAGAACCACTAAACGTCTTAGTTGAACCACCAACGAACATCTGGAAAGATGCGCCACGTGTACAACCAGTCAATGTATTTTCTGATTTACCAGTGTAGTTGATACACTCAGTACCAATCAAAATTGTGCCACCAGTAGATGGGAAACGAGATGCATCGTAAAGAATAATCTCAGTATCGTTTGCGTCGATCGCTTGATATAAACGATCACGAGCGGATTCGTTAATCGCTTGATAACGAACAGCAGAGTTACCAGTGCGCATATACGCTTCATCGTTTACGTTGTTCTGTTTCATACGATGAACAAGAATCATGTTACCATCAGAACCACGACACATAAAGTCGAT